CACTTTGATCACCATCAGTAGGGCTTAATCCTTTAGAAAAGAAAAGCTCAGATCTTGCACGTTCACAGTATTTTATGTAGTTGGTATGATAAACAATTCCTCCTGCGTCTGTATCTTCATAATAAATCCTAACTTTCAAAACAAACCCCTATAAAATAGGCTTTTGAAAACCTATTTGTTAAAAATTGTCTATTTTCTTGTCTATTTTTTAAAAAACGCATGGTCGAACTCCTTCCATTCTTTTATGCAAAAGTGTGTAAAATTTTCATTAATATCTTGAGAGAAAAACTTACTCTCAAGACACTCTTTTTCTTCCTCGAAAAATAGGTAAAAAAGTTCTGGTATTATATCTTCTTTTATTAATATGTCGTTATCTATCTCTAGTATCATTGGTTATTCCTTTTTATAAAATCTTATCGAGTTTCTCTATATTTTTTAGTCTTTGCTCATCGTCTTCGACAATAAACTTAGTGTAGACTTGTAGCGTGACGCTTATATCTTTGTGTCCCAGCATTCGACTTACCCACAAGATGTTTACCCCTTTGGTAATTGCTTGTGATGCGAATGTATGCCTTAGATTATAAAGAGGTCTTGGCTCTATTCCTATTTTAATAAGTAGCTCTTTGAAGAGCTTGGCGATAATATCATGCGAATAAAAAGGTTTATGGAACATACTCATAAAAATCTTCTCCTCCTCTCTCGTTAGCTCAAGCTGAGACTCAAGAGCTTCTTTAGCATTTAGTAGCATATCTACTTCTCTGCTGGAGCTTTTTGTTTTTGGGTCGTTTTCTATGGCTCGGTTTCTAGTGCTTGTTATTTTTATGACTCTTCTTTTGAAGTCAATATTTTCCCACTCAAGTGCAATAAGCTCTCCTGGTCGAATGCCAGTAGAGAGCATTAATTTAATAAAGTTGTGCATATAGCCATCTGCATTACTGAGCATAAGCTCTATCTCTTTATTTGTGAAAGGATTTAGTTTTTCTCTTTGCTGCTCTTTTGGTAAATTAGTAAATGTTTTTGGGCTTGGTACAGAGATAAAATAGTTTTTATGAATAATATCTGCTTTAACTGCATGTTCTAAAATGCCGAAGAATACAGCTCTATAAGTGCTAATGGTCTCTATTTTATAGTTTTTTTTTAAGATATCTGTTTGCCATTGCTGTAGATCCAAGTAACCAATGGAGCTAACAAGGCGTTTGCCAAAGATTGGGTAAATATGTTTATAGAAATGTTGCTTTTTTCTTTTAATAGTTTGAGGTCTATTTTTACCTTCTTGTAAATCGAAATGGATTAATGCCCACTCCTCAACCGTGTACTCTTTTTTCTCTGAATTTGTGGTGGGTTCTTCTCCCATCAGAATGAGTATGTCGGGTATAAGTTGCATCTTGATGTAACGTAAGTTTTCTTTTGTTGCTATTTTTTTAGTAGATTTTCTTATGCGTGTGCCGTCTGTCTTATAGAAGTCTAAATAATATCTATTGTTTTGAATATATATAGTAAATTTTATTCCACCATTTTCATAATATATTGGTTTATTTTTCATAATGCTTTTCCCTTTTAAAGCTTTAACCAAAGGCATTTTTAAAATGCCCTCTATTAAAGTTTTAAAAATTTACGTCCATAGAGTCATCAAACTCAATTTTATATTTAAAGTTCTTGAGTTTTGCTAAGCACTTATGACAAGTTATAGGTTCATGGGAACCTTCCCATCCATTACTCTTTCCAGATGGAGAAACTCCACATACGGCACTAGAAAAATTTAACTTGTCTGACTTAGCATGAACTATTGTTCCATGATCAACTCCACTCCTTTGTCTTCCAGCAAGAGATGCTGGATATATTATTGTTAGCATCCTAAAAGCTCCTTCGCCTCTTCACAAGGCACATACTCTTTTTTAACTTGTATTTTTGGTTTGTTGATTTTAAAATCAATTATCTCAAGAGGAATAAATGTTAACTTTCCCTTCGGTAAGTATGTATAGTGAACCCCCTCTTTAAACGTACCGTTTTTAATATAATTGCTTATGGTATTTGGATGGACGCCTAAAAAGTTTGCGATATTCTTTTTGTTGGTTAAAATTTTAGTTACAAAAGGCAAAACTACATCTGCCCTTTGTAGCTGCTCTTTAAAGAGAGCTGTGTCTACTACTTCTATTACCTTTGAATTTATTGACATCATTATTCCTTATGTACGATTCTATTTTTAACTATTTCCTCTAATTCAGCAAATATATATGGGAGGTTATAATTTCCCGTAAAATCTGAATAGATATAAATTTTCTCAATCCCATTTATCTTCCCAAGCAAAAAATCATTACTGAATGATTCTATGAAAAACTCATTCAGTATATCAGCAAGGAAAAAGAGTATTTTTTCTTCATTTGTTTTTTTTGTTATCTCTTTTCCAAATCGGCTAATATTAATATCTCTTACCCCTCTATCTTCAAATACTTTAAACATCTGAATTGCATTTTTATATTTTGTTTTTGTAAATTCTATGTTTTTAACACGGAAACTATTGCTTTTTTCTTTACTCATCTTCTAATCCTTTCACTTCTACTATCCTAGCTGATAAATAAATCTCTGCAAACTTTCTTGCAGCATTAAGATCTGTAAACTCTTCATAATTGTTCTGGTCATTGTTAAATATAACTCTGTATTTCATTTTTTCTCCTAAAATTAAATTTTAAACAAGCCCACTTTAAAAGTGGGCTTTATTAAAACTTAAGAACATGCTACAAGGAAGCACCCTGCAAATTCTAAAGCTGCTGCACTAAGCAGTATTACTAGAAATTTAATAGACATTTTTATGCTCCTTAACTACGTTTAAAATAAGTGTGCTTGGAGTTGTCCCTGTTAAAAAAGAAACAATACTTACAGATATAATAGTTAGGGTTGCCCAGTAGAAAAACTTTTTCATTATTTCACCTCCAGTTGGTCTTCAAGCTCAATCATTTTCTTAACAAGCTCCCGTTTTTCATTTGTTGTCGCATCTTTATATGCTTTTCTAAGAGTATCTAGTTTAGTAATAGTTTCTATATCACATCTTGCATAAAGTTCATTTCTAAATACTTCTGCATTCGATTCTGAGTCGGATAAGACATAGAGTTTCTTACAGCTCATCTCTAAAGGAGACAAGTCTGTATCTGCTGAAAGTAGAGTTGCTAATAGGACAAACAATAAAATTATTCTTTTCATTATTTTTTCCCTCCAAAGTTATACTTCTTTTCAATTCTTTGTCTACAGACTTCATATTTGTCAGGGCTACTGGTATAATAGTTTCCACATTTTTTATCTATCTCGAAGCCCATAGAGATAAAACTCTTTGAAACTCCCCATTCTTTTGTTTCTGCTGTTAATTTTGCTGTCAAACTTACTACAACAACTAATCCTATTACTAGCAATGTTGCTATTTTTCTAAATGTATTCATTGTGATTCTCCAATATATATTTTGTTTTTATCTGTTTGCGATATAATTGCAGAATGCTTTTATATCACGAGCTATTAACACAAAGAGGTAAAGGTCGAAGTTTGACCTCTTTGTTTTGTCTATTTAAAAATTTCCTCTAACTCTTCAGTTATTTCTCGTTCTTCATCTTCAGATAGACCACATATTGTATTGTCGTCTATAAATCCGATTAACTGCATAACTGCACCTCCTTTCCAAATTTATTGCTTAATGCAAACTTCCATAGACTACAAACTCTAAAACCACCCACCATGCGATAGCTACAGTAGAAGATAGAATTGTTATAGTAACTAAGAGTTTAGCTAGACCTTTTTTCATTCTCTAATCCCTTCTCATCAGGGATAAGACCCTGCTTTTTCATCATCTTATTTAAAAGTTCCAAGGCTTCATACATGCCCATATTTGCCATATATTTACCTCTTCCCCACTGCTTTATCATTTTCCACTCCATAAACATGGATAGCCAATATCTTTTTGCTGTTGTTCCTGCTTCTCCACCTAGTCCTTTTCCAGTTTTCCATGAACTAGGAGGAACAAGGAGATCTAGTTCTTTTTTGGTTCCTTCGTTCCATAGTTCTTTTATAATAAGTATGGGAGACACTAGGGTTCCATACCATTCTTTATACTTTGCATTCTCTTCGATTGCCTTTTGGTATTGTGCTAATTTTTGTTCATGCTCCTTTTCTAAGTTTTTACTAAGTGTTTCATATTTGCTCTTTTCATTTTGAAGTTGCCTTTGCAATGAAGAGATTATCTTTATGGACTCTTTTTCTAGAACATCAAGTTCTTTCATGTAATAGTTACTCATGTCAGTTATTAATTTACTTACAGAATTACTATCAGCTATTTCAATAGAGTATCCATTGTGAGTTAGATTGTAGCTCTTTAAATTCACCTGTCCATCTTTAAAAATAGTAGATGGGTCTTGCTGAAGATTTGTATAAATAAGTAGTGGGATAGGTTGTTGACTATTCATTTTTAAGCTCTATCTCATTGTTTACTATTCCATTATCAATCAGTTCTTGTAGGGCTTTAACTCGCTTGTTTGCGAGGTTTGCTTGTATGCTAGAAGAAATTCCTTCAACTGCCATCTTGGTTACTTCTTGTGTTGCTTCTCCAATCCGATGGGTTGCTTGAGTAAGACTCTTTACATTTTCAGCTTGTCGATGCATATTTGCGATAGAAGATAACGCATGAACCTCTGAGATGGAAGCCCTCATTGTAAGTTCTCTATCAAAGTTCCTTGCTTGTTGTACTTCAGAAGCATTTAAATGACCTCGAATAACATCCATAGCATTTGTATTATTGTTTAGCTGGTCTATTTTTGCTTTCAAGTCAGCTTCAAGATTTTTATTGCCTAAAAAGTCAGCCAAAAGACCACCGAATGAAGTGACCTCAATAAATATCACCAGGACAAATAAGAAGATAAGTCTATCATGTTGATTATCTTTCATTTTACTGTCAACATCATTTAATATAGAACTCTTCTCTTTTGATTTTTCTTCTATTTTGTTTTGTATTGACTCAATGGAACTCATAAGCTCTTTTTGTTTCGCATTTATCTCTCTTTCTTCTTCGATTAGAGTCTCAAGTTGCTTTCTAGAAGTGTAGATATTTTGATTTAACTTTCTAATGGTTTTGTTACTCTTTATCTTTTCTTTTTGCTTTTTAACTCTATCTATAGATTCGTTTATCGCATTTTTTTGCTCAGCGATATCATAAAGCCTAGATTGCCCAGCATTTATCTGTTTTGTGTACATCTCTATAGAGTTTTTTAGTAAAGCAACGCCATCTTCAACTGTTTTAACAGCAACACCATCAACATCTGTACCATCTTTTATTTTGTCGAGCTTTATCTCCTCAACTACCATGGTAGTATAATTTGTTATAGCTCTATAATCAAAGTAGAAAGAAGCAGATATACCAAGCATGGCTATCCAAACGAGTATTAGTCTACTAATCGCTTTCCACTTGTTATTTACTAATCCGTCAGATGTAACGTGTGTCATTACAGTAACGATAATAGTTATAAACAAGCCTAAGCTATAAAGACCACTTACGCCAATAACTTTAGAGAGAAAAGGAACATGAAAGTTTATGTCATATACAATACCTGTAAACTTTACGATGGTTGAGATAAATAATCCAACATAGCCAACCCACGTTAAAATGGTTAATATACGGTTGACTCTTTTTGTTGAGTTTGTTGCTTTTACTTTGCTGAGAAGCTCCCCTTGTTGGGTATGCTCCTCAGAACCTATTTTTGCACCTGTTGCAGCCGATATAGGGTCTTCAGGGATTAAATCCTCTATCTCTTTTAGACCCTCTTCGACTCTTAGGTTTACATCTTCAAGCGTGGAGTTTTGACTTTCATCTTTCATCACTTACCTCCTAGGCTGTTTTTTGTTCTCCCAAAAATGTTCTACAATTATTTAAAGCCTCCATCTTAAGGTCCTTTAGCTTCCATCCAGTAAGGTCAACCACACCATCTTTAACGAGATTCGGTAAAGGAGAATCTTTTTTAATGGTTCCCATATATGTTAGAAAATCACTTACTCTAATGTTTGCAGGGCTTACTTTTTTCTTACTTTCTGGAAAGTTCTCTTTGAACCATTTTTCATAACCAGCACCAAGCTCTATTTGAATGTCTTCAACATCTTCCTCACTTGCATCAAATTTGAAATGACCTTTAAACTCTGCAATAACTTCTGGTCTCCATTTTTCAAGAGAATCTCTCGGGTCAATCTTTTCATCAAAAGCAAGCTTCTTAAAGATTTCCTTTGTTGCATCATTAAGGAACATTACGTCTTTAATTTGTGAATAGTTCAAGTCTCTTTTAACTCTGGGTGCTTTTGCATCTAGCTTTGAATGATACTCTTGACAAATTGCTTTTACAAGCTTTTTCTTTGCCGATGTAGTTAATACCTCTTTAGTAGTATTGCTACTATTGTTTCTGTCTTTGTTTTCGTTTGCCATTTCTGGACTCCTTGTAATTTTTTAGGGTTTTTACACCCTTTGTAAAATAGATTTTTTATCTACTTTACAAAGGGTTTCCGAAGTCGACCTAATCTATAGGACGATACGACTTCGGAGTAGTTGCAATGGTGTCCGAAGTCGTGTCGAGATTGACTTTATGTGACCATCGGAACGAAATGTTGTTTGCTATTCGCAATTCATTAAAGTTAAAAAAACCTTTTGCTTTTAAGTTAATCTTTTTCATTTAATATTCCTCTTGTAAATGTCTTTTTTGAAATTACCACCCTAACTGCTCTCCATTAAAGTAGTACAAATAACAACCCTACGCATAGAGCTGTTTTCTTACGCTTCCGTTTGGACTGCAAAACGGAGTGAAATGTTAAATATCTTACAAAACTCAAAAGCTCTTTTTAAAACCTTTTTTCGTTCTGTTGATACAATGGTAATATATTTACCATTTATTTAAACTTAAAAATAGTAAATATATTACCATTTTTTAAATTTTTTTCATTTTCTCCAATTTTTAAAAAGTGACTCTCACTTAAAATAAGTGAGAGTCACTTGGTTTAAGTTTTAGAGTCGATGCCTATTTTATGGGGGTTTCAAGCCTTAAAAGTCATTGAAAGTCACTTATACACACTTTTTGTTACTTTTTTTCAGTGCGTATCACTTAAAGTCAGTGCTACCCACTTAAAGTCACTTGGTTTCAGTGGGTATCATTTTATTTCATTTAAAGTCACTTGGTTTCAATGTATTTCACTTGAACCAACTTCAAACCACTTGAATCAACTTGAATCAAGTAAAAGTAACGGTATGATTTTTTTTTGGTTCCTATAGAGAGAGTAGGGTAAACAAAAAAAGGGATGTTTTATTTTTTTGGAGTATAGTTTTAAGAAAAAAAGGATTATCATGAAAAAAATAACAACAGCTCTACTTATTTTTCTGTTGAGCTTATCGGTTCTTCATGCAAAAGCAAAACACTGCAAGGACTTCTCTACTCAGAGTGAAGCACAAAAGTACTTTAAAGCTAAAGGGGCAGGGTGGAAACGACTCGACGGCGACAAAGATGGTGAAGCATGTGAGTGTCTAGAGGGTGGAAGTGGTTACGACAAAAGCTCTTGCAATAGATGGCGTAAAAAATACAACAAATAGTCTTAACTAGACTGGTTCTCGAGGAGCTAACAAAACTTAGCCTGAGAACCAGTATGATCTGCTAGAACTCTCTTCTCTTTTTATTTACTTCTAAACCTTACAAAAACTCTTTAAAATAAAAAAAACTACCTCTTTTACTTCTCTTTCCCTGGTGTAACCAAAAGGGGGTTAAAAACAACCCATTGGTAAAAAGTAGGGGGGTTAAAAACAACCCCCAGCAGGGGTTAAAAATAACCCCCAGCAGGGGTTAAAAATAACCCTTTACTTACTATAGTTAGAGAGAATAAAGAAAGAGGAGAGAGAGTAGCAGTTTTTTTAAAATAAAAATTTGGCTGGTTTTTTGGGGCGAGGTCATTAGGAAAATTCTTCGCTGTCGCTACGAATGTTTCTATTTAAATGTGTATCGCCTAACGGCTCCTGATAGGAAAATTTTTCTTCCAGAAAAATGTTTGTCTTAAAGTAAAAGACTCCTAGGGTCGCTTTTACCTGTCTGCGACGCTCATCGGTCTAGGGCAGAGAGGGAGTTTTTTAAAAGTGGTAACTCTTTGGCTCTGGAAAACCGTTGATTTGAGCTTAGAGAGCCTAAAAAACCTCTTTTGTTAGCCAACTCTTTGGTAACACTGCTGTTTAGCTTCGCTCTTTGTGCCGTGGTGGTTCAGTTCATTACATCGAACTGAACCACCTAAAAAAGTTAACTCTTTAAAATTCTTCCCACTACTAAACCGTAAATCTCCAATGTATCGGCAATATCTTTACTAAACTTCTCATCGTAGGTGCCGTTTGTGTTATAGTCGGGGTTTTCACTTATAAGTAAAATGGAGCCGTCGCTCATAAATTTTAGTTTTTTTACCGTTAAACCGTGTGGGGTGTTGATGACATAGCGTCCATCACCTAGAGGTTCTGATGTGGGGTGCCAAATGGCGATGTCATCGTTTTGCAGATAAGGACTCATGGAGTCGCCTATCATTACCACGGCTTCTAGCTCTTTGTCCTGGTAAGCTGTTAGCACCATTCTTTTGTCAATAAATATTTGTGTTGCATAGTTCATTGTGTCTTCCTGTACAATTCGTTCTGCAACAGAAGGGTACCCCTTGGTTACTTTTATTTGTTTGATGGTGTGGGGAATGAGCTTTGAGGGGAGAAGAGGGAGGTACTCTTCTAGGTTGTTTTTTAGTTCATTTTTTACTATATCTGCCTTAATCTCATTACGATTCTCAAAAAAATCAATAACATTTGCATTGCAAAGAGATGCGACCAGACTTAATATATCATATCTTGGTGCCTGAACATTTCCTTTTCTATACGCATCTACAGAGTCTTTCCCCAGTGTAACACCATGGTCTTTTAAGATGTCACTTAATTTTTGTGATGAGATTTTATTTTTTTTTAATATTTTTGAAAAATTCTTGTGGTCAAACATTGCTAATAGCCTTTTCAGTTTCTAAAACAATCATAACATGAACTAATGGTTGTATTTTTACTATTTTTAAGTTTAGATAAATGGTAAAAATATTACCATACGACATGAAAAGAGCAGAAAAAACAAAAATTCGTAAATCAGAAGTAGGTAAACGCTTTGAAAAAATGTTGCAAAATATCGGATACAGTAATAAAAATACGATTGACAAAGTATGGCAACATAAAACTCGACCCGACTTAACAAAAGCTATTGCCATTGAAGAGGAATACGCTTTTCCATGTAGAGCATGGAAAAATATTCATGAATGGCTAAAAGAAAATCCTGATTTTTTAAAAGATGATGAGTTGTCACAAGCTACAGAGGAGGAGTAGCTTTAACACGGCTCAAAAGGGTGTTTTCCCCTTTTTCCTCTCCCAAGCTCTTTTGGGTCGTGTTAAGGCTAGTCCTTTAGTTAAAAATAAATCTTTTAAGACTTTTAAATAGGGAAGTTTTAGAAGAGGGTATGAAGAAGTTTTTGAAGAGCTTTCATACCCTTGCCAAGAGTTAACACTAAACGTGTTTAAACAGTGTATGTTAACAAAACATGACTTAAAAACTGTTAAATACCTGGTGTTTTCTCTTTTGAACAAAATACTATCTTGTAAGAGATTGCAGATTAAGTGGCATTGGCTGCTTTCTCTTATCTTTTACAAGATGGTCCAATGCCAAGGAGAAATGATGCGACTACTTACTTCAACTCAAGCAGCAGCTAAAGCTGGGCTTAGTGCAAAAGCGTTCAATGAACTGCTTTATAAAAATAAAATTTTAAACAAAAGAGGGCGACCTAGCAAAAAGAACCCAAAACTATTTAAGCCTTTTTGGGACTTGCTAGATACCAGGTATGGTCGCAATATTGCAAGCTACCATAACGTAAACAATGTTCGTTGGTATGAGAGTATGTTGCCAGAGCTGTTTGAAAAAGTAGGGTTAGGGGGATTAGTATGAAACGTTACTATAACTTAGATTACGATGCAATGGATGCAGTAGGTTTAAACCCTGTAGAGTGGATGGTTTGCGAAGATATAGAGTTTTCTTGTAGACTGCTTGAAGATGGCGAGTACTCTGATGTGACCAGAGCCGAACTGGCTTCGCATCACAAGCTCTCTTATGACCGAATGAAGAAGATTGTCGCAAGTCTAATAAAAAGAGGCTTCATAAGACAAAATAAGAAGTTCCAGCTAAAAATTGGCAAAGAGTTCAAGTATGCTCTAAGCCTTAACCAGCGTAAAATTCCTAAAAAATTGAAAGATGAAAAAGAGTTTGGGAAAGACACAAAAAGTTCAAAAAAGGGGGACCCAAGTCAAAACGATGTAAAAGCAGCAGCCGTAAAGATAGGGGAAGAGAAAAGCATTTCTAAAGAGTTAGCCATAGAGATAGCTGAAGATTTTTGGCTTAAGCAAGAAGAGACCGAGTGGAAGAGGGTATCAAAGTGGGAACCTGCACTAGAGAGGTTTATGAACAAATGGCTAAGGAACATTAAAAGACCTACAAAACAAAAAGAGAAAAAAGTAACAAATCCGACTACAATTGAAGAGATGCGACTCTTTTTAAAGCAGATGAGCGATGAAGATCGTAAGAGCATAAGATTTACAAAGAAAGATATAGCTAACCAAGGAGTTATTTACCCCATGGTTATCAATCAGTTCGGGTACCCTGTTTTTAAAGAGGGTGGAGCTTACTGTACAGACGAGTACAATAACAGAGTTTGGAAGCTGATGCTTGAGAATTTTAAGAAGAGTGGTAGGGTACTGTAGTGAGAGTAGTCATAACAGAAGATGAGTACTTGGCTCTTAAAAAGATTCAGTCTGCTTACCAGGGGAGTTATACTTTTAAAGTTGTTTCTGATTTAATAGAAAAGATAGAGATTGAAAAATTTAAAGCTACATCAACAAAAAAGCTAAAAGCGACCAAGAAAGCAACCCAAACAAGAGAAAACAATGCAAAGAGAAAGATAGAAAGTGCTATTAATATTTTAAGATTTATGGGGGGGGGAAGTAACTGTTTACTCTGTTGCAAAAGAGGCAAAAGTAAGCTTCAATACTGCAAAGAAGTATAGAGATATAATAGAGAGAGTAAGCTAACTAAAGCTTACTCTCTTCTAGGTGTCTGTTTATAGTGTCTTTAAAGTCAGGCTGAGCAAGTATAATCTTGTCAAGCGTAGCCCCAACAACACTATTGAACTCTTTTGCTTTTTGCATAAGATAAAAAAGCGTGTATTCTGAGATGTAAAGACTTTTAGTATCTTTTCTTTTTATTATTTCTGGTAAAACCTCTTCTTTCATTATAATTCTCCTCTGTTTATGTAGATTTTATATCTATATTTATAAATTCTCTCTTATCTTTTTTCTAAAAAATAAATATTATATCTTAAAAATATTATTTATTTAAGGAAAAAAATGATTAGAGAGACAATACGGGGGTTAGGAGAAGCTAAAGTATCACTAAGTGGAGTTATTTTAGCTACAAGTGGTTCAGCAATGACTTATGGGGCTTTAACTGTGAGTTATTTTGACATTATTCTAGGATTTGCAGGATTCTTACTCTCTGTTTTTTCCTTCTATTATCAGTATAGCCATAACACTGAGCCACAAACGAAACATCAAGTTTTGTCTAGCATGATTCGGCACTTCATTTTCGGTACATTTGCTTTTCCTGCTGTTTTTTCTTTCATGATACTTAAGTTTACTTTTCCATTTTCCATAAACATCTTTGCATCTGTCGTGATATCTTTTTCTATCATGGAGTTTGTCTCGGTCGGCATGGGTGGAGCTTTAGCATTTTTAAGTAGATGGATAGGGAGAAAATAATGAGTTTACTTTTAGTAAAAATGATAGTCTCTCTTCTCTTTGCAATGTCTCTCTTTCATAAAATGATAAAACGCAGCGTTAGTACCTTTCTTATTTTGGGTGCTGGTTTTGTTTATGTGGTGTTAGATTCTTTTTCGTATCGAGATATAGGATTAAATGTTGTCTCTTTAACTTTGATTTTTATTTATTATCGTGCAATGAGAAAAAAAGACACAGACAAATGGAAGGGGTAGATCTATGCAGTTCTCTTTTATGTCAACCCTATTAAAGTATTTGTTTGAGTATAGAAAAATTTTTGCATGGAGTGTTGCTCTTTTAGTTGTTGTTGGTTTAGCTTGGTTTGCCCTGGACGAATGGCACTTTAAGCCACTTAGAGAAGAGAGCAAGAGAGTAGAGAGCTTGAGTGTTGCTTTAAAAAAAGAGCAAGTTGCGTTAACAGAATGCAAAATGAAAAAAAAGACAACTGCGTTTGAGTCTTGGACAGATAGTAAAGCAGAGCTATTAAGAAGAGAACTGGAGGAGATAAAAAATGAAGAGAATGCTACTGTTCATACTATTAACGATATGGATGGCTGGTTGTTCTAGCAAGAACGAGTGCGAACCATGCGTTAAGACCATTTACCCTGTACTAAAGAGTATAGATGTAAATCTTAGTGAAGTACCTACCTTTCGACCAGATGTTACAGTTTTAAAAGGTGCTGAGCGTGTCTCTCTTACTGTAGACGACCTTTTAACCATTCAGGGGCTAATGAATCGTTTACGAAAAGAGAACGGTATTTTGCGTGAAGTTACAAGGTTTTACACCGAACAGATTATTAAATTTAACAAGGAGTTTAAAAATGTTGAGTAATTTTCTCTATGAGAGAGTAAAAGAGAAGCTAATAAGTGAAGAGGGGTACAGCGAAGAGATTTACAAATGTACTCAGGGGTTTAACACCGTTGGAGTGGGACATAATCTTGATGCAAATCCGTTACCAATGCACGTTTTAAAACTACTTTTTGAAAACAAGAGAGCAGTGGCTCTTGATGAACTGTTCAAATATGACATTCAAAAGGTGATACATCAGCTTGATAGAGCTTTTCCTTGGTGGAGAAAAAAAGAAGACAACATTAAAATCTTCTTGATTGACTTTGTATTTAACGTAGGAATAGGCACAGCAAAACAGTTTAAAAATACTATGCGTTACATTGAGCAGGGACGGTACAAAAAAGCCTCAAAAGGGCTTATGAATAGTCTCTATGCAAGGCAAGTACCAAACAGAGCAAAAAGAAATGCAAAGCTCATTAGAGAGGCTAAGAGCAATGAAATTTTATAGCAATGTGCTTCTCTCTCCACTTCCAGAGCATAAGTATATGCTTCAAAAAGAGTTCAGATATAAAGAGGTAATGGTTCCAGTAGGATTTGTGACCAATGGAGCAGATATTCCTAGGGCATTTTGGAGCTTCTATCCACCCAATAGGAGCGACTATTTACCTGCTGTTTTGATTCACGACTATTTATGTTCAGTAGAAGAGTATGAGAAGGCAGACAAGTATTTTAAAGAGGTACTAGAGCAATTAGGTATTGGTAAAATCTCTATTTATATTCTTTGGGGTGGTGTTAGAATTTACTCGAAGTTTGTACGTCCTATAGAGAAAAAAATAAAAAAATGCTGTAGGGGTAAAATAGGGGTAAAAAGTGAAAAATGAAACATATTCTAAACGCCGAAAGTGTGGACTTTTAGTAAAACCATTTAAGAAAAGTAAGAGTTTTCTTATATTACCCCATGTGATGCCCTATATTGTGGTATTTAGCTTGTTTTTAGTGTTTTTTCTTAGGGGTAAAAAGTGGGGGTAAAAAAACCCAAGTGGACAAACTCTAAAAAGTATGGTGCGAAAGTAAAGCTATATCATGGTGAGAACAAAGAGATAACTTTTTATGTCTCCTATAAAGTTGCTGGTAAAAAATTTCTAAAACCTATTGGAAAAAAATCAAATGGTTGGACAGAAAAAAGAGCTTTTGAGCAAAGAGCAAAATTGATTGATAAAGCAAAGTACGGTACAGGTGTTCATAGCGACATGGTTCAAGTTGGAGAATTGGCAGCAGAGTATTTTGATTGGGCAGAGCTTCATAATCGCTCCTGGAAGAAAACAGAGCAAAAGTACAATAAGCATCTTTCGTATCTCGATAAGAGAATCGTGATGAGTCTAAAAGACATAGACGTTACAAAGCTACAAAAAAAGTTAAAAGATAAAAAGTTAAGTGATGCGTACAACAATGATATTGTTGGAATCTTGACTGCAATAGTTAATTTTGGAGTAAAAAAGGGAATTATCGAATATTCTCCATTTAAGGATTTAAAAAAATTGAAAGTTGATAATACAAGAACTAGATTTCTAAGCATGGAAGAGATTGCTTTGTTAGAAAAAACGGTTAAAGATAATAAATATTTTTACAATTTTGTCATACTTGCTCTCGGGGTAGGTGCAAGAGCTTCAAGCATTCTACGGATACAAAAAAGAGATATAGACTTTAAAAATATGAATATAAATATAGAGGACATTAAAAGAGGTTCTTTCTATACAAACCCTATAAATAAAAAAATATATGATGCTTTTATAGATTTTGATGAAGATATTTTATGTGGAGGAACTTCTTATCATACTTTTTATAATGCGTTTAAAAAAGTACTTGATAGATTGTTCAATAAAGGATTAAGCCCGAAAGATAAGCGAAGAGTAAGAATGCACACTCTTCGGCATACTTATGCTTCTCACTTAGCACTTAACAACACTCCTCTTGACAAGATGCAAAAGCTTATGAACCATGCTGACATTAAGATGACTTTGCGATATGCTCACCTCATGCCTGATGCTGGAGAGGAGTTTGTGAAAAAATTATACAAAGAGAGTAAGTAGCATGACCTTTAATGCAGATCTAGAAGGAGTAGAAGACTTATTAAAACTTTTAGATAAAAAAACTTTTAACAAGGTTGTAAATAGAACAGCAAATGATGAGGGAAGAAGATTCAATACACATGTTGCTAAAAATGTTCGGGCTGAATACAACATTAAAAGTTCTGAGATTAAAAGCGTTGTAAAGATTAGAAAAGCTGGAGGAGAGGAGAATAGTTTTAGCATAACTATCTCCTCTCCTCGATTAGACTTAGCAAAGTTTATCTCCTCAGTAAAGACAAAGAGAGTAAGGATAAAGCGAAGAGGTAGAAGTTATCGAGCAACTAGAAAAGTTGTAAGGGTAAAAGTAAAAAGAGGTAAAGCTAAAGAGCTAAAGGGTGCTTTCTATGTACATGGTGGACTCTTTAAGCGTAAAGGAGAGAGTAGGATGCCTATCAAGAAACTATCAACTCTCTCTATTACAGATATGTTTAGAGAAGATATAGTTGAAGATGGATTCAGATTAATAGAGAAGAGTTATCCTAGGACGTTAGAAAGGAATCTGAACTATTATTTGAAAAAAAAGTAGTTTTTTTTCTTAGGTTCTTTTGGGGATTTTTTTATACGGGTCAGAAGCTGATTCCCGTAATCTGACAATTTTTGAGTTTTTTTTGCTGGTTTACTTTTTACAATAAAAAGCTTTATGGGCTTATGAATTGTGGTGTTTAGGTTAAGTTTACTTTTTTAGTAAAAGTTTACTTTTTATGATTTGGTTTACTTTTTAGTGAAAAATAATAGGGAGATGTAAAAATGGAGCTTTTAACACAAGTTGAGGTTTTAGAAAAATTAAATAAATATACAAAGAAACCTATTACAAAACAAGCATTTTACAAAAGAGTTAAGAGTGGTCTTGTGAAGTTTCACTATAAAACAAACTCTAAAAAAAAGTTTTATAAGCTTCATGAAGTAGCTAAAGCTTATAACATAAAATTGAATGAGATTGAGGATTCAACACCTGAAGAGATTAAAGAAGATGAAGATATCTTTACACCAGAGAACCTTGAGCAATTAAATAAACTTTTAAAAGATGCAGATACTCCGATGGTGAAAGTCTCGATTATAGATACGTTTTGGGCAGGTAAAATTAAAGAGGCTAAATATAAAGAGCAGATACGAGAGTTAATACCGATGCACGAAGCTTTAGGAGTAATTCAAGTTGGTATTACAAACTTCAAGACAAAGATGTATGAAATCCCCCATCAACTCAAAGCACGGTTTCCTGATGCTACAGCTGAGATGATTGATGAGCTTCATGTTATGATTGATAACGCGTTCTATGAGTTTTCTAAAACTTCCATACGAGAGTAGTCAATCTTATTCCCTTTATGATGCGATAAGGGGACTCTCTAAACCAAAACCAAAGTTAACAGGCTCAGAGTGGGCTGATGAGTATTACCACTTATCCCCTGAAAGTTCCTCCTCCCCTGGTAAGTGGACAACACTTCCATATCAAAGAGAAATTCTTGATTGTATGTGTGATACTGAGACCAAGCAGGTAACATTTAAAAAGTCTGCTCGTGTTGGTTACAACAAAATGTTAAATGCGTGTATTGGTTACTTCATACATCAAGACCCATGCTCCATACTATTTGCTCAACCAACCGACGATGAAGCATTTGGTATCTCCGAAGATGAGATTGACCCAATGATTCGTGATAACGATGTGGTTAGAGAACTTGTAGAGCGTCCAAGGGTTGATGGTAGGCTAAAAAAAGCTAAAACGGCTAAAAAGTTCTATCCAGGTGGAATCCTTGAAATGGTTGGGGCGTTCTCTCCTAAAAACTTCAGGCGTAGAACGGTACGTGTATTTATTGCAGATGAAGTTGATGGATGGAACATAGGAGCAGGGGATGAGGGTGATCAACTCTCACTTGGTAAAAAAAGAACCAATGATTTTTGGAACAGAAAAATCATTGTAGGCTCTACACCCAAACTAAAAGAGACCTCAAGAGTAGATGCAGAGTTTAAAAATGGAGACCAAAGATACTACCATGTTCCGTGTCCTAGTTGTAATCATTATCACCCATTAGATTTTGAAAATTTCCATTTTGACCGAGACAGTGATGGAGAGTATGTTGAGGGTAGTGCGTGTTTTAATTGTCCAGAGTGTGGTTCCATAATAGAAGAGAAACATAAACGCCCAATGATAGAAAAAGGGCAGTGGGTAGCCAAAAAACCTTTTAGAGGTCATGCAAGTTTTTTTATTTGGTCTGCTTATTCTTACTCTGCCAACAGTGATTGGGGTTCTATTGCAAAAGAGTACCTTGAGACAGAGAAAGATAAATTAAAAGAGCAGCCTTTTGTAAATACAGTTCTGGGCGAAGTATACGAAGAGAAGCCAGTAGAAGTAGACACAACAGGACTCATGGAGCGAAGAGAAATATATGGAACAGAAGTTCCTCAAGATGTTTTATTTTTAACAGCTTCTGTCGATACACAGAACAACCGACTAGAGTATGACATTACGGGGTGGGGTAAAGATGAAGAGAACTGGAGTATAGACCGTGGGGTGATTTTCTCTGACCCAAAGCTCTCTAGTACCTGGGATACACTAGATAACATTTTAACCAATCAAACCTATGCTCACCCAAAAGGTGAAATGGGAATTTATGCGACGGTAATTGACTACGGTGGTGCTAGAAGTAAATATGTTGCTGGGTATTGTAAGCCAAGATGGAAAAAGAAAATTTTCATGATAAAGGGTTCAAGTTCTCACACTGCACCTATCGTCTCATATCGAGGAGCTGGTAAAAACAAATATAATACTCAGTTTTTCTCTTTAAATGTTCATGACCTAAAAACGTTGGTCTATGATGGATTAGAAAACGAAGAGAGAGGAGCAGGGTACTACCATTTTCCAAAAAATGAGAAGTATGATAATGAGTACTTTAAACAGCTCTTAGCAGAAGAGAAGAAAAAAGGAAAGTGGGTCAAGAAGTACAGAGGTATTAGAAATGAAGCATTAGACCTCAAGGTTTATCAGCTTGGATTGCTTGAGATACTTGCCGATGAGTATAAAAAGATTTGTAAGCGTGGTGAACCAGAGTTAAAGAAAAAGCCTAAGAAGAGTGGTAGGGGTCGGGTTATTAGTAAAGGGATTTATGGGTAGGGTGCGATTGCCATCGCACCATGTACATCTAGTCTATAGCCCCTGAGATACATAAAGCTCCTGCTTCTACTATTTTACCATTTTTAGGCATACCTTTAGTTGCTGTGTCCACACAAGAAACAATAGATTCAGCAAAAGGTTTAATAGAGTCTACAGACCTAGACCCATCTTCTAATTTTTCTCTTATTTTCGGAACAGAAATTAACCAATCAGCCGTGGTTGCTAATTTATTTTCTGTCGTGGCATTAATCCAATCTTCTACAGTCGCTTTATGCAGAGTTCCATCTTCATACCACTCTTTTTCTACTTCTGCTTCAACTTGTTCAATCTCTGGAGTAATAACTTTTTTTACTTCAGATTTAATTTCTGTATTTGTTGAGTTGGTTTCTTTTTGTAGCTTATTATGGCTAGAATCAAAGAGTCCAATCAGAGCCAGCGAAACAAAAGCACCTGCAAATGGGTATAAAAAACCTTTTATACGGTTAGTTTGTTTCACGATTGAGGGTTTAAATATTCCGACAATAGATAAAATGAGCAAGATAAAGAAGAGTAATCCAAATAGATTCTGCATGAGTTTTCCTTTTTAATTTTAAGATGAATAATTTTACTCTGTTTAATAATTAAATATGCTAAAATATACTATAAAATTTAGAAAACCAAACTTTAAATAAGGAATATAGCCAATGAATGAAAATATAGTTGAGGTAGTAAAAGAAGAATTTAACCTAAAACAGAAAGATTTAGCAACAATGTTTGATGTTAGTACAGGAACTATATCAACATGGAGTACAACAGCACCAACTAAAATGGCTCAACTATGTATGGAATATATGTTAAAAGCAAAAAGAGCTGAAGATAAATTAAAAACTATTGCAGAAGCCCATAAAATAATAAGCGAGTTAACTGTCCAAAATTTGGACGCTTAAATATTTTATCTAAAAAAGTTTAGAAATCTAAATAATTTCTTGACAAAGTTTAACTATTTAAATATAATGTAAAAATAATTTAGAAAACTAAACTTTTAGGAGAAATTATGCAGTTAGCTGTAATAGAAAATGAAAACTTCGGTTTTCTTCTTTCAACAAAAGATGTTGCTCTTGGCTATGGTGTTAGTGAAAGTGCAATTAGAAGTCAAAAGTCAAACAATAAAGATGACTTTAAAGAGGGTAAGCATTTTATTCTTGAATACAACAATAAAAAGTTACCAAAAGTAATGTGGACTCAAAAAGGTGTAGTTAGACTGGGTTTTTTTGTTAAATCTAAAAAAGCTAGACAGTTCAGAGATTGGGCAGAGGATTACATTACGAAAGCACCAACTTATCTTATCGACGGTAAAAACCCCCACGCTATTATTAGAGGTTTAAAATCTCAACTTTCACAACACATCAAAAAAATTGAACTCCAAGAGCAGAACATTCAAACGCTTATTGCTGAAAACGCTACCTTGGCTCTTCCTGCTCCTGCTGTTGACCTTGAACCTTATAAGGCAGAAATCAAAAGACTTAATGACCGAGCAAATGAACTCTATGAGCTAAAAGAACACTTTAGCCACATGGCAGGGGTACAGGTGTTTAAAACCTCTGCTATGATGGGTATTAAAGATAAACTCATAGAACTACAGTCGCAGTTCTTGAATAACCCAACGATTTATAGTAAAATTGGCGAGTTTATTCGTGAGTGTCAGATTATTGAAATGGCTACACAAGAGAATGCTAGAAGTTTGAAAGTTGAGGTGGTTTAAGATGCTTAAAATACTAGAGTCTTACGAAAATTTAAGAGTTGAACAAGTAATGCTAAACCAAAGAAAAAAGAGCCTTGCATTTAGTTTTGAAAGCAAAAAAAGAGAGCTTATATGGCTTGAATCTGAACTTAAATCAGAGATGATTCATGATGAAGATTTTACAGCCCAAGAGTGGACAAAGATGGATGAGGATTTACTTGATGCTCAAAAAAAACTTAAGCATGTAGAAGAGATATTGGTGTTTTTGAGAGGAGAGGGGTAATAAGCATTCTGTACGACAACAATCGCACCCCACAGTTTAACACCTTTAGAGATGGTTTTATTCAATAAGGGGTGTTCTCCTCGACCCTTAGTATAACCCCCCCCCTTATCCTCTCTATAGAATATAGACTCTCTTAATAAAATCTACATAAAAACACTCTACATAAAAAATACCTCTCTTAATCTATTCTTTTAAAAATATTAAAATACAGCATATTTAAATTATTTTTAGGAGAAGAGCTTTGGCAGCAACAGATGATGACTATCTTAATCTTACGCTTGGTGAGAGACTTGTTAATGTACGTCGTTCTATTGATAAGACCGAAACGGCTCAATCCTACAAGATTAACAACAGAGAAAAGGAAAACCCTCGGCTTACAGCTTTGTATGCTAGAGAAAGAGAGCTTCTAAAAAAAATAGCAAAGTATGGCTCTGACTACATAGAGGGTGCAAAAAAATCTACTCGAACAGCTTTTAAAATGGTAGGTGCTAATGTCTCCTATTAGCGTGATGCCAAATCTCCTCGATAAAACAGTCATGCTTCTCTCTCCAAAAAAAGGGCTAGAGAGACTACAGCATAAAGCTCGTATAGCTCATCTTGAAGAGCTGGGTTATGTTGGGGCTTCTAAAAAAAGAAAATCTACTAGAGGCTGGAATGCAAGTGGTGGTTCGGCTGATAGTGATGATTTACCCTATACAGACACTTTACGATTTAGAAGCCGTGACCGTTATCGTAATGATGGATTAGTTACAGGTGCAATAAATACAAAAGTAATCTCTGCTGTTGGAACTGGTCTTACTGTGCAAAGCCAAGTCGATTATAAGTATTTGAAAATTAGTGAAGAGGAAGCTATCGAATGGGAAGAGAGAGCAGAGAGAGAGTTTAATTTTGTAGCTAAATCAAAAAATGCTGATGCCTCTCGTACCCAAACTTTTTACGACATGCAGTTTACAGCAATGGTTTCTATGTTTGTAAGTGGTGATGTGTTTGCACTTATGCCAAAGCTGAAACGAAAAGGGGCAATCTATCAAACAGCCTTGGCACTTGTGGAAGCTGACAGAGTATGCAATGAAAATGACCAAATAGATAGCAATGAGTTAGCAGGGGGCATAAGAGTTAATGAGCTTGGTGAACCCATTGAGTACCACATTATGAAGCAGCACCCTTATGGGCTTGACTACATGATGACCAGAGAGTGGGTTAAAGTTCCTGCTTATGGGAAAAAGAGTGGACGGCTCAATGTTATTCACCTCTTTAAAAAAGTTCGCCCTGGACAAAGAAGAGGGGTTCCCGTTTTGGCTCCTGTTCTAGAGAAGCTTAAACAGCTCGATGACTATACAAATGCAGAGTTAACGGCTGCACTTATCTCTGGACTATTTACAGTTTTTTTAAAAAGTGATGAACCAGCTCCTGAAGAGGATGAAGGTGATATTAGCTTAACGACAGGTGGAATCACTCGACTCTACGAAGGAGAGGATATATCTCTAGCCAATCCAAACCGACCGAACACTGCCTATGACCCATTTACTACAGCTATTTTACGTCAAGTGGCTATTGGTCTTGATATGCCTTATGAGGTTATGATTAAACATTTTCAATCCTCTTATACCTCTGCTAGGGCTTCATTTCTGGAGGCTTGGCGAATGTATAAGTATGATAGAGCCTTGATAGCTAAAAACTTTTGTCAGCCGTTCTATGAAGCTGTAATAGAAGAGGCTGTATTGATGGGGCGTTTAGATGCACCTGGTTTCATGAATGATTCCTTTATTCGTAAAGCCTACCTTGGGACTACCTGGAGTGGACCTAGTGCTGGACAGATAAATGAAAAAGTAGAGACAGAAGCAGCAGAAAAGAGGGTAGAGAATGGCTTTAGTACATCAGAGCTTGAGAGTGCCAATATCAATGGTACAGACTATGCTACAAATATGAGAAGAAAAAAGAGAGAAAATCAGCTAATGCTAGAGTCTACACCTAAAGAGTTACGAGGCTCGAAGCGATGGGCAAAAGATAAAAAGGAGGCAAAAATTGGGTAGAAAAAACATAGAGCTATCTCAAAATCTAAATTTTAGTGTTGAGCTTGGGGCTAGTGCCATAGATAAAGAGGCTAAAAAGGTATCGTTTATACTCTCCGATGAGACTATTGTTGGGCGTGGATGGTTCGATATGAAGCTTTTACATGGAGCAAACAACGTCATTCTAAATAGAGAGCAGATCTTAAAAGTCTTTTATAATCATGACAGTAAAGCTCTACCTATTGGGAGATGGGAAAATTTAAGAGTAGAAGATAAAAAGCTAAAAGCAGATGCCATTTTTGATAGTGAAGATGAGTTTGCCATGAAAATATTTGGAAAGATCGAGAGAGGTTTTTTAGAGTCTATCTCGGTTGGTGTCTCTTTACTCAAGTATGATGTGAAGCAGAGAGACAAACAAAACGATTTAGTCATTGTAAAAAAATGGGAGATATATGAAGCCTCTGTTGTAAACATTCCTGCAATCCCCAATGCAAAAGTGGGGTTAGAAAAATTTGAAAAGGAGCAAAAAAGCATGACATTAGAAGAGTTACAAAAAGAACATCCTGAACTGTTTAGCGAAGTAAAAGAGTTGGGGGCGACAACAGAACGAGAGCGAATCAAGGCGATTGATGCTGTTTTAAAAGCAGAGTTTGCTAAAGATTTTGCAGAATTAAAATTTGATGGAAAATCCACAGCAGAGCAGATTGAACTGGCTCAATATCGAAAAATGGATGAGCTTGGAAAATTGGCAAAAGAGCAGCTGCAAAAAAAAGCTGGAGAGATTGAAGAGGATGGCGTAGCTCTTGGTAAGCAAGTGCTAGAGATGGGGCTTGGAGCCAATACAAGCGACGGGCAATCTGAACAAAAAGAGCTTGAGAAGCAAAAAGAGGATAAAGAGGATATGGAATTTATGCTTGAAGGAGTAAGAACAAATGGCTAGTGAGATTTATGAACCTGATAATTTAATTGCTGATAGTAGTTTTCCTATTACAACAGAAGTTGTAATCATAAAAGCTGACCAAGTTTTAAAGCGAGGGTCAGTTTTAGGGAAAGATGATGATGGTAAATATGTTCTCTCTTTGTCAACTGCTGAAGATGGAAGTGAGAACCCTACTAGAGTTTTAAGTGAAGATATAGATACGGCTGGTGCTGATAGTGGAGCAGTTGTATTTAAAAGTGGTGTTTTTAACGCAAATGCCATGACATTTGGAGCAGAGCATACAGCAGATAGTATTAAAGATGTTATGTGGACTCAAGGCATCGAGATAAAAACCAATAGTGTAACAGCATAAGGAGAGAAGAGTGAGTGTATTTACAAGAAAAAAGATAACACATATTGTAGAGCAGATGTACCCTGTAAAAAGGGGACTATTTGATATGTTTTGGGGCAACAAAGAGGCACAGCCAAGTGACACTAAAGAGGTAACTATTGAGATTATAAAAGGGAACCGTGGTTCAGCACTCTATTCAGCTCGGGGTACAAGTGGAAACCAGGTTGAGCATACAGGATATGAACAAACAACACTTACCCCACCGTATATTAGTGAGAAGATGATTACTACAGCAGGGGAGCTTTTCTATAAAGATGTTGGGGATAACCCATACAAAAAGAAGAGCCAAAGAAAAAGAGCATTAAGAAAGCTCGGTGAAGATTTTGCTGTCTTAAAAGCTAGAGCAGAGAGAGCCAAGCTTCTACAAGCAAGAGATTTACTAAAGAGTGGAAAAATATCTTACAAAGTAAATGGTAAAACTTACACAATCGATTTTAAAATGCCTTCTAAACATAAGATTGTGCTTGATAGTGACAATGTCTTTACTAATCCTAACAGTGACCCAATTAAGCTGATTCGAGAGTATAAGCGATTGATTGTAGAGAGTTCTGGGCTTACTCCTGATGTGATAATCATGGGGGCAGATGTGCTTGATGCTTACTTTGCCAACCCTAATGTAAAAGAGTACTATGATAATCGTAGAATGGTTGTCGAGACGATTAAGGCTGATGCAACCGTAACTAAAGATGGTTTAACGAAATATGGAAAAGTGGAGGGGATGGATCTATGTACGTTTGAAGAGTATATTTCAGATGGAACAACAACCGAGGCTGTTATGCCAAAAGATTATTTCTTTATGGGCTGTAGTGAAGCAAAAGTTAGCGTTGAGTATGGAGCATTACCAGTTATTGAAAATGGTCTAGTTTATATCGAGGCTAAAAAAGAGTTGAGTTATGTAATTACAGAGGAGAATAGTGAGAGCATGGTTGCTAAACATAAGACAGCTCCTCTTGTTTGTTTGTCTCAGTCTGATGCTTTTTTGAGTTGCAAAGCTATATAAATTTCTATAAGGAGTAAAAGATGAATGAAGCAATGATGAATTTTATGGAGTTCATGAAAGATGTAAATTATGCTGTTGTAAAAATTCCAACAGCAGATAAATTTACTTTAGAGTTTGATGATGACAAGACAAGGGTGTGTGCTGATTGTGTTGCAGGTTTTGCTGCATTAAAAGAGCATAAAGACTCAGATATTCATTCTGTAACTGTAGACGATGGAACTATTATCTCTTTTGAAACATTAGAAAAAATGAGTAATAATAGTAAACAGCTTTTTGCTTTGCTTTGGAAAAAAGGATACTTGCTAAAAAAAGAGTTCAAGTAGTGAATTTTAAAGATATTGTTGCTTCTGATTTAGATGAACTTTTCTTTAATAAAGATGAGTTTGCAGTAGAAGTAACACATCTTGTTGATGATAATAAGCCTACAACTTTTAGTGCAATATTTGACCTAAAGAGTGAGCTTATAGTAGACAATGAGATAGTTGGGCATCAACCCTCTATTTTAGTTACTCAAGAGATTGAAGAGATGATTAAGCATCGTTCCGTATTACTCATAGAGGGCAAAGAGTACACAAAGAGCCATATTGATGATGAGAGCATTGATTTGATTCGTATTTTTTTAGAGAGAGTTTAGCATGAGACAGCAGATAATTGACTATGTAGAGCAGTATTTAAAAGAAGTACCCAACGTTAAGTACTTCCATTGGCTCGGTCGCCCTTTAGATGACGATGAGTTTCCTGCTCTGATTATGAAAGATATTGATGCCTCTTTAGATGATGACTCTGGACACTTTTTAAAGTTTGAAGTAACTGTTATTTTGAGTGGGAAAGTAAATTCTGATATAGCAAAAGAGCTTAGAGCAAAGATGAAAGAGGTGTCTGAAAAGTTTAGAGATGCTGTAGATGAGATGTGTCTACATGGAAGATTGAGGAAAACAAAACTCGATGCAGAAAGTACAGAGTATGCTTATTTGGCTGGGGTGATGCTGTTTGAAATTGACTATACAGCTGATGAGTGGAGTGTTTAATGTTCTTTGACATAGCAGAGTTAAAGCGAAAACTCTACAACTTGGTACGCCTAAGTAAAGTTGTAACTCCGAATGCAGATGGAAAAGCTTTGGCTACAGTCCAAATGAGCGAAGATGATGAGAGTATAGAGTTTCCTGTAATCTCTTTTGCAAATAGCTTTAAAAAGCACTGGGTACCGATTCGAGCAAATGAGCAGGTATTGGTGGTTTTTCCATTTGGAAATGCGAATAAAGGTTATATCTTTAGAGGGATTTTTTGGACAGAGTTAAAAGAACCTGCTGGAGCAAATAACAAAACAGAAATAATCGAGTATGAAGATGGTGCAAGGCTAACTTACAATACAGAAACATCAGCTCTAAATGTAATTGGTGTAAAAGTTGTAGAGATAGAGAGTGCAGATAGTATTGTTTTAAAGTCTAAAAAAATAGTTTTAGATGGAGAGGTAGAAACTACTAGGTCTCTAAAAGTTGCAGAGACAATAAGTGATAAAAAAGGAGACTTAACAAATCATAAACATAGTGTTAGTGATCATACAATCGCAAATCCAAGGTAGGTGCTTTTGTCGGGTGCAAGTTTGTGGTCTTGCACCTGCTAAAACCACCAATACAAACATTAAAGGAAGAAAATGGCAGTAGATAACCCATCAGGTGTAGGCTTTGTTCAGGCGATGACAGCTCTCTTTGGAGAGACAGCAACAGAGACAAAAGAGTATGTTGACAAGTTGGTTCTTGAGAAGACTGGAGATTTAAAAACAGAGCTTTTAGCTGAGATTGACCTAAAAGAGGGGGACGTAACAGCTTTACAAGCAGCAATGAAAGCTTTTTATGATGCTGTTGATGCAGCAGATGCAGAGCAGGATGGAGAGATTAATCTTGCTGATACCTTTACAAGTATTTTTGCAAAAATTGGTTTAAATGAGTCAAATCTTGGAAAGCTTACAACTACTGTAGCAAACCTAGAAACAGCTTTGAACGATAGAATTGATGCAATTAAAAAGGCTGGAGAAGATACTGTTGTCGCTCTTGCTCAAGTAAAAGAGAATCTTGAAGCTTCTATTGCTTCTTTGGTTGAAAGAGTATCAAGTTTAGAACTTCGCATGACAGCAACTGAAACTGTTGCTAATGGTGCATATGCTTTTGCAGAAGGTCTAGATACAGAGATGGCAGGTGCAGCAACTGCTGTTAGAGACTCAGTTAGAGGGGTATATGGACTAGCATAGTCCATTAATAACACATGGCATTAGCAGAAGGAATTGTAGAACTTATCTCAGCTTCACATGAAGAGAGTAGAGCTTATATTGACTCTCTTTATGCCGATACGCAAAAAAGTAGTGACATATTAAGAGAAGCCTATATAGATTCCATTCTTGCTAATGTTCAAAACAGCATTAATATTTTAAAGAAAGGCTTTACTGCAAATGAAGCTAAAAAAAATAATAGTAGTACGGTAAGTCGTTTCAATAGGATTGTTTTTACTCCTCTTGGCTCTAGGGTTATGTTGCCACATTTTGGTAGCAGAATCCATGAGCTTATCGATAGAAGCATGGATTTTACATGGAAAATTGAATTAAAAAAGTATTTATATGAGTCCTTTTTTAATGAAAATTTAGAGTTGTGGGATATAGACTTTGACCCATTGGAGATAACTCTTCTTGATGTAGATGCAGATCAGGGAAGTGTTAATGTATCAATTAAATTTAAAAATAGTACGGAGGTAAGCTTTAATGTATGAGGGAACATTAGATTTAAAAGAATTACCAATACCTGCTCTGCTTGAAGAGTTAGACTATCTTGCTTACAAAGAGCGATTAAAGAGTTATATTGAAGCATTGCAGCCTTCTTACGAGCTAAGAGAATCTGATGATTTGATGTTGCTGATAGAAGCGTATATCTACGAAGAGATGCACCGTGATACTAAGATAAACGAGAAGATTAAAACTCTTCTTTCTACTTATGCAAAAGGAGCAGACCTTGACCATGTTTGCTTAACGAACTACGGAACAACAAGGCTAGAAAATGAGAGTGACGAAGATTTTTTAATCCGTTCACTCTACTCTTTGCAACAGGCTTCTACTACGGGGAGTAGATGGGCATATCTGTTTCATGCTCAAACAGCTCATGAAGATATTAACTGTGTTGAAGTATATAGAAAACATAAAGCCATTACAGAAGTCTCTGAGGATTTTGTTGGAAAGAGTAAAGAAGAGATAGAAAGTTTGCTATATGATTTTTTTGCTAGTTATGCAACGGTCTATTTAGTAGCGTATCCTTTTAATGAAGAAATAGAGAGTGCTTTGAATGAAACAATGCGAAATGAAAATATAGCACCGATGACAGACAATCTTGTTATCAAAGGAGCCATTGAGAAGAGTTACATTATTGATGCAGTTATCTATTTTGATAAATATATTGAGCAGGAGATTTTTTTATCTGAGATAAAAGCAGAGCTTGAGAAGTTAAAGGATGACCATGCTATCGGTCGAGATGTTCCATTGAGTAAAATTTACAATATACTACATGCCAATGGTGTAAGTGAAGTAGAACTAATTTCTCCAGATGAAAAGCTTATTGCTTCAAAAGATGAAATATTACTGCTTGATAGCTATAACCTAAGAGCAGAATGGAGTAGAGATGAGTAAAACATTGTTGCCATGGAGCGAAGCCATTGAGCATAAAAATTTTGACATTAGTACTCGAAAAAATATTAAAGATACAGCGTATCTACTAGATGTTGACCCTAGAACATGCGATGTAATGCTTTTACCATACCTTGCACAAGTATGGCAAGTGCCTTTTTGGGATGCGAATCTTTCTTTTGAAGAGAAGAGAGAATTAATTTTGAATTCCCAAGAACTACATAAACACATAGGTACAAAATGGGCTGTAGAAAAAGCTTTGAAGATAATTGATGTTGAGGGTGAAGTTGTCCAGTGGTTTGAAGAGTTAGATTACCCTTTTGAGATGCAAAGAATTGAACCCTATGGCTTTAGAGTAATTGCAAGTATTGAAGCTCTTCTATTAAAAGAGTCTACTATTGTTCTAGATGAGCTGACGCAAAAAAGACTTGTTGAATTTATAAGTAAGTTTAAAAATGAGCGTAGTCACTTTGAACTGTATTTAAAGGCAAATTTTCAAAACGAGAAGTCTTTTATATCTGTGGCTGATGTAACAGAGATGGGAGTAGAGTATTGCAAAAGTAGAGACCTTGAGGTAGCAATAAAAGATGAAGTAGCCATGGTGCATTTAATAAATACACAAGATATAGGAATATATAAGCTAGAGGCAAATACAGATAAGGAGGTAAATAATGAGATGTCAATAGTAACTAAAATTGAAATGCAGGAGGTAATATGTCTGTAAGCGATAGAATCATACCCGTTATAACGGATATAGGAAAACAAGCAGTATTTGAAGCTGACAATGCTCAGTTGAAAGTAAATATAAAATATATCGCTATTGGTACAGGTCGCTACACACCAACAGCAGATAGAGCTTTACTAGAAGATGAAAAGTTAAGAGTAGAGATTCTTAGCTCTCAAGTAGATAAAGAGAATTATCAGTTTACATTAAATACTATTTTTGATGATAAAACAGAAGAGTTCTATATAAACGAGATAGGGTTTTTTCTAGAAGATGGAACGCTCTTTGCTGTTTGGTCTTCTCCCGATAAAACTTTGGCATACAAGTCAATTTGGTCAAAACCTATCTTCTCCTATACTTTAAAAGTAGTCGATGTTAATTTGGATGCAATTAACATCATAGATCAAGGGTTAGACTTACAGCTAAACTATGAAGCAGAGTTTGCAAACGTAAACAGTGAAATAGAAGAGACTAAAGTTGATATTTCAGAGCTTCAAGAGTGGAGAGAGAAGATGAGAATCATATTTAGTGCAAATCATTTTGTTTGGAATGGCGTTCAGGAAGTAAAACTACACACAATACTAAAGGCAGATAGAGTTGAGGTTAATGAAGGATCTGCATATGATTCAAACACAGGGATTTTTACTGCTCCTATAGATGGTTTTTATAACTTTTCTTCAAAAGTCTTTGTTAATACTTTAGTAAAAAATGAAGATGGAAGCAGTATTGATTATACAGACATGAAGTGGCATGAAGATATGATATTTGCTATAAATCGCTACGATCAAGATGTTACCCCTGATGGTTCAGGAGCAGGTGCTGATAAAATTGGAGAGATGTGGCTAGGGCAAGTCGGATCTGTTGGACCAGACAACCTTCAAGCGAAGTGGAGGAGAGATCAGGCTAGTGACTCGGTAAATCATTATTTAAAAGCTGGAGAAAAAGTGTGTGTTGAATTTTTAGTATGGAACAATGCAACAGATTCAGATGGAGTAATGGTTTCTTTTTCATTTTCTGGTCACAGAATAGCATAAGGAGTATAAATGGAAGAGAAAACAGTTGAGATAAATCCTATTAGAACGTATATTCATAAGTTCTATCCACCGATGAAGCAAGGAGAGGATGAGAAGTGGACAACTTTTCACAAGACAATGCTTTCTGCAGAAGGAGTATCGCTAGAAGAGATAGATAAGAATATTGTTAATCAAAGCACAATGATACTGAACGATTCAAAGAGTTTACATGAAGCAGTAGAAGAGATGAAAGAAGAGCATAGAGAGAGTTATGAAAAACTTTTTAAAATAGGTGTTAGAACAGGTTGGTCTTATGGAGTAATCACGGAAGGGACAAAAGCTTTAGAAGAAGGTCGTGAGCCTACATATGATAAATTCCCAAATATTTAAAAGGATAAGAAAATGAGTAATACAAGAGGTTTTCAAACCACAAGGGGTTCAGATGCCCCACGAAATTTAGAGATAAAATCCACTTTTCCTGTAGCTATTGTGCTACTTGTAGCTATGAGTCCAGGGCTAAACTACTTTGACTCACCCAAAGATGCGTTAGCTTTTTTCAAAGAGAATGTAACAACAGGGGGAGGGAATTGGGAACGATACCTAGACCTATGGGAAAACAAGTTTGAAACAACAGTCCCTATAGTAGTAAGCTGTGTTGAGCCTAGTGATGATGCTGATGTTCAAAAAGGGAACATTATAGATGGTGTTAATCTACTTAAAAAGTCTAAGCTTAAGTTTGACCTTTTAACTGTTCCTGATTTTGGAACAGACAGAAACATTGTTAGCTCAATGATTGATGTATGTGAAGCAAAAATTGCTCGATGTTATGTCGATGTTGATGCTACAGATTTGATTGCAGCTCAAACATCAAGAAAAGAGCATAGCTCTAGCAGATTGACGTTGATTCGTTCTGCACTAGGAACATTCAACATCGATACCAACACCAATGAGTGGTACGATGGTGGAACAGTTGCTACTTTCTTTAGAGCTTGGCTTGATGGTTCGGCTGTAAATGGTTGGTACAAGTCTCTTTCAAATCGACCATTACCTATGGATTCGGTTAAACATGAGACTGACTATCATGCTGGGCTTGATGAGACAGACCCTTTTAACGAGATTCAAGTAGCTCCAATTATTGAAGATAATGGACTGAAGTTTTGGTTTAGCGACCATACTTGTGCAGATGACTTGTGGGAGCGTAATGGTTTGCTTGTACGGCTTATTGACAATATGGCAGAGACCATGAGAAGAGACCTCTCTAGTCAAATTGATAAAGATTATCCTGCGTTGGATGTCATTCAGGACTCTGCTGATGAGTTTAAAAATAGACTCATAAAAGATAAGCTACTACTTGGTGGAGAGATAGAGTTCCTGGTTGATGAGATGACCGATGCGATGATTAGTGCAGGTGACTTTAGATTTAAGCTTGACTTCCAAGAAGCTCCAAAAGTGCGACGAGTGAACTTCCACTTCAATAAAGTAAACGATTACTCTTCTGTAATTGTAAAAATGTTAAAAGGGTAAAAAATGTCAAGACGAAATGAAGAAATTTTTCAAGACTTCAATGTCTATGTTGGTGGCATGGGTCAAAAAGGAGTTGCAAATGAGGTAACTCCTCCAGCGATTGAGATGGTTGGTGTAGAGAGTGAGTCTTCACCAGTGGGGAAGTTCGAGCTATTCTATGGAGCTGTAGAGAATATGGAGCTAGAGTTCACTATGTTTGCTGATGACGCATCAGTTTATGATGAGATGGGAAAGATGAACAATGGTAAAGTGGTTTTAAAAACTGCTAAAAACAATGGTGAACTAGGTCAGCTCAAAAAAGTAAAAATTGTGGCTAATGGTCAATATAGTGGCTTAAGTGAGGGTACGATTAAACGTGGTGAGAAATATGAGAACAAAGTAAAGATGAAGTCTATTACTTTCTACAAGAAGTATATAAATGGTATTTGTGTTTGTGAAATCGATAAGATTGGTGGCATCTGTAAGCCTGATGGCAAGAATGATATTATGGCAGAAGCCAGAGAATTTGTGGGGTAAAAAATGGAAAAATTAGAAAATCAAAATAAAAAGTTACAAGAAGAGAATGCAGCACTTAAAGCAGAGCTGGAGAAACTTAATCATTACAAAGAGGTAGCTGAAAAAAATGAGAAGTCAGAAGAGACTATCTTTTTTACAGAGCCTTTAAAAGTAGACGGTGAAGAGTTTGAGAGCTTAACATTCAGGAGACCAACGGGGAGGGATATTCGTCAGATTGGTAGTGCTGTAGGTATAGGAGCTACATATCAACTCGCACGGCTATTATGTAGTGATCTAAATGATGTTTCTGATGACGAGTTCGATGAAATGGACTGGCAAAAGCATCTAAAGCATATAGTAGAGACCATAGACGTTTTTATGTAGTCTCATGGAAATTGCTCATGAATAAGATGGCTCTTGTGGGGCATTTTATTCATTTTTCATTTTCAGATTTATTGGAGATGGAACTAAATGAGATAGAGCATTTCTATGAGATAGCAATAGATTTAAATAAAAGAGAAGGATAGAGTATGAAAAAAATAGGTTTAAACATAAGCATTGGTGCCAAAGTTAGTGATGCAGTCAGTAAACTTTCTTCTCTATCTTCGAAAACTAGCTCTGTTAGTAAGACTATAGAGAAGCTTAGTGCTAAAAAGATAGACCTTATTGCTAATGATAAAAATGTTTTAAAAGTAGGAAAAGAGTTAACAGAACTTTCGACTAAACTTGAAAATCTACAAAAGAGAAAAACAAAACTCTCTTTACAACTCGACACAAAAAAAGTAAATTCAATCAATATAGCTCTTAGTAAAGTAAAGTCTGATTTAAAAACACTTGAGAGAAAAGAGAGAAAGCTTGAACTTGAAATTAAAACTACTACAGACGAAAAGCAACTCAAAAAACTGAATAAATCGCTTGAGAGTACACGTAAAAAAATCATCTCACTCTCTTCTACAAAAATCGGACTCGATGAAGAGTTAGCTAAAACTAAAGAGGCGAACAAGAGAGTAAATGAAAAACTAACTCGAACCAAAAATCTTATTGGAGCATTAAACTCTAAAAAGATTACTTTGGACGATGAGCTTAAAAATGCTAGAACAGAAGCAGAGAAGACAAACAAAACAATAGGTAAAATTGGTCGAACTATTGAAAAGATAAATGCTACAAAACTAAAGATTCAACAAACCGTAGAGCGTAGAGACCACTTTAAACAGAGTGCCGTTACAAATGTAGCACGTGTAGCAACGGTTGCGATGCCTATTAAAACAGGAATAGAGTTTGAAAGCTCTATGGCAAGAGTAAAAGCGATTACAATGGCAACGGATACAGAATTTAAAGCTTTGGAGTCTACAGCCTTAAAGCTCGGATCAACTACTACTTTTTCGTCTAGTCAGGTTGCAGAGGGTATGCAATACTTGAGCATGGCTGGATTTAAGACCAATCAAACGATTAAAGCCATGCCAGGTGTTTTAAATTTAGCAAGTGCAGGAGCTGTTGATTTGGCTACTACTTCAGATATTGCATCAAATGTTTTAAGTGGTTTCAAAATAAAAGCAGAAAAAATGGGAATGGTAGCCGATGTGATGGCAAAAGCAATTACTACAGCTAATGTAGATGTGCAGAGCATCGGGGAGACGATGAAGTACGCAGCGACTCCTGCTCAATCTCTTGGGGATAGTATTCAAACTGTTACGGCTCTTACAGGTAAATTAGGAGATATAGGAATTAAAGGGAGTGAAGCTGGGACAGCTCTTAGGAGCATGTATCTAAGAATGGCATCACCACCAAAAGAAGCTGCTAAAGTAGTTGAAAAGTTAGGATTAAAACTAAAAGATTCAAAGGGTAATTTCTTAGGAATGATTAATGTTTTAAAACAGCTTAATAACAAAACAAAGGGAATGGGAAATACTGTCAAGTCCGATTATATGAAAAAACTATTTGGGACAGAGGCAGTAAGTGCAGCGATTGCATTAACTGATAAGGCTGATGGAACATTAAAAAAGTATGTAACAACGCTGGAAAAGTCAACAGGATTTTCTCAGAAAATGGCAGATATTCAAAATAATACTACAGCTGGAGCATTAAAAAGATTTAGTTCAGCAATTGAAGGAATTTCCATAAAGTTTTCTAAGATTTTTACTCCTGCTATTAAAGTTGTTGCTGATAAATTAGCAGGGTTTAGTACCTGGCTAGGGGAGATGAGTGATAAATATCCTAAACTAACTAAGTATGTTGTGGTAGGGACTACAGCTTTACTTGCTGGAGGTGTTGCTCTTGGTGCATTAGGTATTGCAGCAGGACTAGCAAGTAACGGAATAAGAGTTTTATCTTTGTCATTTATGAGTAATCCTATAGGAATAGCTATCGGAGTAATTGCTGGAGGTGCAGCGTTAATCTATGCGAATTGGGAGGGTATTAGCTCTTGGTTTAGCAGTAAATGGGAGAGTGTAAAAGGTATCTTTAGTTCTACATGGAGTAGCATAAAGAGTGGACTTTCTATATCTTGGAATGGGATTAAAATGCTGTTTAATTGGTCGCCTATTGGCATAATTACAAATAATTGGCAACCTATTTTAGGTTTTTTTACAGGTATAGGGAATGGTATTAAAAATCTTTTTTCTATTGGCTGGAACGGTTTAAAAAGTGCTTTGAGTTGGAATCCCCTTGATTTTGTAATGGAAAAATGGAACAAACTTTCTAATTTTTTCTCCAATTTCTCGTTAAAAGATGCAGGAAGTAAAATCATTAGTTCTGTTGTTGATGGCATGACAGCAACATGGGGAAAACTGACTAAAAAAGTGGGAGATATTACAAAAAGTATCAGGGACTTCTTCCCATTTTCGCCTGCAAAACGTGGAGCATTGACAGATATTCATAAAATAAAGCTTATGGAGACCGTAGCAAGTAGTATCAATGATAAACCTCTTTTAAAGGCTGTTAACAATACAACTTTTAAAGTGCGAAAGCAGTTAGCTCTTGCAGGAGCTGGTGTAGCATTAAGTGGTTCTTTAGCTGTTGCTCAACCAACAATTAAAAGTGTAAATATGAATAGAGGTGGAGCTGTTGCTAAGATAAACTCTGAAAGAATAATAGAGAATATTTCCAAAGAGAATATTGTTAGAGAGAGTTTTTCTACCACTACAAATACACCAGCAACCATTAATCAAACAGTTACGGTTAATTTCTCTGGTGAAACTCATATTCATAACAACATGGACAAAGAGCAGTTTATGGCAGAGGTTGAAGCTAGAGTAAAAGAGGCTCTATACAAAGCACAGCAAGACCAAATAAGTAAAAGGTTATACGATTAATGTTAGCGATGATTGGCACAGTATACAATGAGTTTCTATTTGAGATGAATGATGTAAGTTATCAGCAACTAAAAGATGTATTTACTTTTGGCTGGAGTAAAAAAAATAGACTAAACAATAGTCCTATCTATATGAAAAAAGGAAAAACAGAACACAAACTTGAGATTAGTGGCACATTAATTTTAAAAAAAGTTTATGCACTTGATCCCTTGATAGAGATAGCTGACCAGAAGATACCTGTTACTTTTGTAACATTAAACTTTGCACGTGTTTACATGGTCACTATACAGTCAATCTCGATTGATAAAGATATTTTTCTGGATAACGGCTCGGAAGTGCGTAAAAAGTTTACAATGCAGTTGGAGGAGTTCTATGGCAATTAAAATAAGCGTGTTTATGGTGTTAGAGTATGGCAATAACTTCAAAAACGTCTCTATGGCGTTAATATAGAGGGGTTTGTATGGAAGATGAGTATGAAACCTACAAAGTTATACAGAAAAACAGAAGATTAGATGAAATAGTATTTGAATATTATGGAAATGTTGAGCTTTTAGAGAAAGTTCTTGAGATGAACATTGATACTCTTGGAGATGCGATGTTTTTATCTCAAGGAACAGAGATAAAGTTACCTTTTGTAGTAGAGGTAGTACAGAGTAAACCTAGAGAGATAGAAGCGAGTACGCTATGGTAGGAATTGACCCAATTTTTGTACTTATTGTAAATGGTGCTGATGTAACAAATAAGATTCATGCGAATAGTATGAGCATGAGCTATACTGACAATGATGGAGACCAAGCCGACTCTTTACGTATAACTGTAGCTGGATACTGGAATATTGTAAGCTTCGAAGACAAAGTGGAGCTGTGGCTTGGTTATGCTAGTAGCAATGTTTGGTCAGTTGGAAAATTTACGGTACAAAAAGTAGAGACAGGGGCTTTTTCTAGTACTATCGAAGCAAGTTCTGCAAACTTCAATGGAACATTAAAAGAGAAAAAAAATGTTATTCATAAAAATCAGAGCATCAAAACGATTGTAGAGAGAATAGCTATAAAACAGGATTTGGAAGTGAAATGTAATGTGGCTGATGAAGTAATGTATCTACATCAACACAAAGAGAGTGATATACACTTTTTAACACGTATTGCAAAAGAGCGAAATGCTATTTTTAAGATAAAAAAAGATGTACTTATATTTTTAGATAGAGAGCAAACCAACACTCACAGCATAGATGTTGGTGAGTGCTATGGAGAGGGTCCAAAGGTTTCTTTTACAAATCGAACCATTTATAAAAGTGCAAAAACCTCTTTCTGGAGCAGTAAAGAGAATAAAAATATAGTAGTTACAGCTGGAGCTGGAACACCTGTACTACAGATAGATGAACATTTTGAAAGTGAAGCTGAGGCAAGAAGAGTTCTGGAGAGCAGACTCAAGATGGAGAATCGTTTTAAAACAGTGGGAAGCTTGAGTATTTATGGTATGGATATTGTTGCAGGGAATAAATTGAAGTTAACTGGAGATAGTCGATATGAAGAGTTGGAGTTTGTTATTACTACAGTAACCCACACGCTTAACGAGAGTGGGTTTGTTACTGGGTTGAGGTTTGAGGGTTAGTGATACTAAAATGAGAGCTACTATTTGTAGCTCTGTATATTGTCTATAAAATTGTCTATTTTATATTAAACACCATCTGTTAGGTATAAAATACATTTTCAAAACACTTGTTTTGTGGGTTTTTATAGTTAAAATCTATAAAATTGTATCTTCATAATAAATTCTTATTTGCATTTTTTGTCCTAGTTTTTAGTTGGTTTGGATTATACAAAAATTTAATAAAAGATCAAAAAATCTTTAAGGTTCTAATAAGGCTGATTCTTTTTTAGAA